TTTGAAGATCTTCAATATCAGGATATATCATATCTTTTGCTGTTTTTCCAACCTGTGATTCAAAATAAGACATAATTGGTGTGAATTTTTCTTTGACATTATTAATTATGTCTTCATCAAATGGCCCTTCATAACGAGCAATGAAAAAAGGTTCATTTCTCCGAACAAATACTGTTATGCTCGGAAGTGTCGAAGGTACAATTCGATAAGTTTTTTCCAACTTATCAGTAAAAAACTTCTTTGGTAATTTAAACATGTTGTCGTGATATACGAAAATAAAACAATTTGAATCATTAACAATTTTTAACATAAAATGCTCCCCTTTCATTTAATTTTTTATTCATTAATTAATATATATAGACTTTTTTCTTTCAAAAATAATAGATTAAATAGAAATTGACTTGATTTAATTGACTAATTAATTAATTTTTTGTTTTAAATTAAAAAAGGGAATTTATGTTTCTTCTATATTAGGTTTATTTTGTTGAAGAGCTAAATTAATTTCTCTAATAGATTGAGGTACTCTTGGTGAAGAATCTGCATACAAATCAACTTCGGGTATGCCTTTAATCGAAGAAGGATTATATTTATAATCAGATGTTTTTTCAGGAATTCTTTTTTCAGTTGATGATGAATAAATTGGTTCAATATTGGATCCAGATTTTAATGTTTCAAGATATTCACCCAAAACAGGTCTATCCGCACCACTTTTTCCTATTACCATTGTTGAGAATAATTGTTGAAGTTCAATTCTAACATCAATCATTCCAACTCTTTTATTCCAAGCAATAAGTCCTTGATCACCTCCTTTAGTTACAGTTATTGAAGATATTGCTCCGGCTTCTAAACTAAATAAACCATTTGTTCTAACTTTTATAAAAAAAGGATAAGAATAAGTTTCTCCATCTCCTTGAATAATAGGACAAGCCAATGTTAATAATGCAGCTAATGGAGCAATAATAAATTTTTCAGTCATTTCTTGATTACCTGGTGATGGATTATATAATCTCACTTGTAATGAATAATTTACTCCATATGAACTATTTTTCCAAACAGAGGGAAAATCTATTTTTTGACCAGCTAATAATTTATCTGAAAGTTTTACAAAACCTTTTCCCCAACTTAAATTTTCATTTTTACTAATATTTTCACTAAATTCTGAAATTTCATCCATTGCTTTTAAACCGACACTGCTTATACCTTTACCCAAACTACCGGTTTCTTTAATTCCATGTAAAATACTTCTTACAGATTCTGATGCTAAACGATGCCCTGTCATTTGAGTAATATCTCTAGCTGTATCTGAAACAACATCAGTAATTCTTGATAAAAATGTTTGTCCATATTCATTACTAAATGTTTCACTTGGAAATGAATCAGCAACAAAAACAACTTTTAACGGTTTTGATGAAATTGTATAACCTAATGATTCTAGAATTTTATTATAAACATCCCATTTCGGTATTAAACGAAATGAACTAATTCCTTCAGAAAATTTAGGTAAACAAGGTGTAATATATGCAATAGGTAATGAATTAATATAAATATTATCACTTTCTAAAGATCTTGGAGGAGCACCTATTAAATCCGGAACATTACCTTTTTTAATATTTGGTTCTGTAATATATTTAATTGTTGAAGTTGTTGTTGCCATTTATTTTTTAATCTCCTTAGTCGATATCACCTAAAATTAAATTATCTAAATGTCTATCTAATGATGTTCCTTTATTTGATAAATTATTAAGACCTCTATCAATATTATTCATTGAACTTAACATTCTATTAGAAATATTATTTATCATAATTGAATTATTTTGTTGTGAATTTTTAAATAATTCTTCATTTGCTTTTTGTAAATTTTTATCATAAGCTGAAATGTAATGTTTTAATAATAATTCTTTTTGTAAATCATTTTCTATTAATGTTTTTCTATCAATTAAATTTCTTTCAGATGTATCTGAAATTTTATGTCTATTGAGTTTAGCTATATCTATAAATAAACCACTTCTAATATTTTCAGGAGTAATTCCGAATTGTCCTGCTCTTCTAACAATATAATCTGGAACAATTACTTCACCTTTCAATAATTTAGCATATCTTTCTCGATCATTATATCCACCAGTATGATATTTCTTTGTTTTACCAGAAGCTTCATCTAACATGGCTTCATATCTTTTTACATCATATTTTCCTTGTTTAGTATATTCTTCAGCTCTAGCTTTTTGTCTTTTTCTAGCTGATTGTAAACCTTCAGATATAGATTCGGGACTTATTTTCTTTATTAAACTAATTACTAATCTTATTGGTTTGAGAACGATATTTTTTATTACTTCAAATACTTTTTCAATATCGATACCAATATAATCAAAAATTGCTTTTACTTTTTCTCCAATATAATCTTTAACTCTACCCATTAACATTAAAGTCATTCTCAAGGGGAATGTTATTAAATCCCATAATCTTTTAACTTGGAATTTAACTTCATTCCATATTACACTTATCCCCAAAGCAATATTTTTACCACCAACAGCTCCTAATAAACCACCAGCTATGGCTCCAATTATACCACCAACAAAAGTTCCAACAACTGGAAAAACTGAACCTATTGCCATACCAGCACCTAATCCTTTCAATGCTCCTGATTTAGCTCCTTCAACTCCCGCTTTCGCACCACCTAATGCTCCACCAACCAGAGCGGATATTCTTTCAGACATTGTTGCTTTTTCGCCTTTTTTTATTCCAAACCATTCTTTTGTTTTACTTAATCCTTTTATTGAATCAATAAACATGGTAATTAGAGCTATAGCACTTGCCATAACAGGAAAGAATCTTAATAAACCTGTAGCTGCTCTACCCACTGATAAAAGAGTTTTCATACCAAATTTAGATAAAAATACAGTAAGTTTACTTATAGTCTTAGCTAAATTTGTAACATTTAATCCACCAATAAATTTTAATATTCCAAATAAAGGTTTTCTTAATGCTACAGCTAAGAAAAATGGAGCTAATAAAATTTTAGGTGGTAATAGATATAATTTACCCAATAAATACAATAACATAAATTGAATCTTACCAATACCTTTACCAAAAAATTTCTTTTTATCTTGTTTTATTAAATCTTTACCCATTCCTTTTTTAAAGAATCTATTAAGATTATTCAATACAGATGTGTATGTTTTTTCTTTTTTTTCTTTAATTTTTTCTTTCACAAGTGAATATTTACTTTTAATATCTTTCTTTAAATCTTTTTTCACATATTCTTTAGATTCATCTATAAATTCTTCTCTAAACTTTTTATCTTTCTTTAAATGCAAAAGAAAATCTACTGATTTATTAACATTTTCTTTTACATTTTCTTTTGTCTTTTTAAATTTTTCAGAAAACATATTTCGTATAGTACTTTCTGATTTCTCTGAGATATTTTCATTTTCTGCTTCTTTTTTACCAATAAAAGAAACTGCAAGATTTTTCAAATATTTTGTTTGTTCTCTTGTCGTAGAATAAAGAAGATTTAATGAAGTGACAATGAATTGAATTGGATTTTTCTTAGCTTTTTGTAAATCAGAAGCTGCGGTAGATTTACTTATTTTATTTGTTATATTTCTTAACGGAAAATTAAAAAAATTTAATGCTGAAAAAACATATAATATTTTTCTAAATAAAGGACTTCCTAATAATTTTGATCTTAATGATACCATTAATTCATCACCTAAAGCTGTTATAACTGTTCTCATTTTCCTTATTTCATTAATTAAATTTTCAAAATAAATTGAAACAGTTGTTGCTGATGTTACAACTTCTCCCGCATGAAGATTAACCATTCCACTCTTTTTAACAATACCACCTCCTTGAAGAGAAGGTATATCATCTAATTCACTTAAAATATTTTTATTACCAAAAATTGCATTTTTAATACCTTTTAAAAATTTAAAAGGAGATTTTATTAAAAAAGCTAAAAATTTAAATGGTAGTGCTATTACTTTAAAAGGTAATTTTAACAATAATTTTATAGTATCTGTAATAAATCCAAAAATACCTCTCTTTTTAAATTCTTCGGAAGCATAATCAGCAGCATCTCTAAAATTTTCTCTCATTCTATCAGCAAAAGATGAAAAAATTCTAGTATCCATAAATTTTGATACAAAATAACCAAAAACTGGTGTTGATTGTGCTAACATTGAAGCCATATAATTAGATTTATTAAATTGTATATCTTCATTTATAGTTGATGATATCTTAACAACGGCAGCTTTTGATGATTTAGCAGTTCCAACTAAAATATTCTTTGCTGTTTTTGATACATCGTCAATAACAAAACCTAATTTTCTAAGAATAACAACAATAGAGTTATTAATTTCTTTTACGCCTTCAACATAACCTATTTCTTTTGTTCTTAGCATTTTTGCTGTTTCATATTGAGTTTTTGAAACAGAAGATATCTTATTTGTAATTTCATTTAATTGTTTGGTGTTTTTTTCTTGATATCTTTTTATAAGATCAGCGGTTGAATTGATTTTATTAACATTTATAGATTCTTCTATATAATCAGAATCATCTGAAAAATCATCAAAATCATTGTAATCATCATAATCCATTTATTTATTTAACTCCTTATAAATGTTATCATATCAACATATGAAGTATTCAAATTTTCATCCTTTATTTTTTTTAATAAATCTGAATTAATATTATTTATATCTTTAAATTCTTTTTCTATTGTCATATCATCATTTAAGTTTATAATATCATTAAAGTTTTTTACAACAGCACTATCTTTTTTCTCTAAAATTAATGGAGGATCATATTCTCTAACATAATAACACATTGAAAGAGATAGAGCCAAATCATCTTTACAACCTGTATCGGCTTCAACTTTTCCATTTTTATTCTCAACCAATCCAATTAATTGCATTGCTGTTCTTTCCGATTTAATACTATTTGGATATTCATTTATATATTTATATAAAGCATTAATCATTAAAGGTCTTGTTTTTAAATTTGTTGATAATCCTAAATTTGTTTCATTTTTTCCTTTTTTCTCTCTATAAATCGGAATATTATTTTCTTCTTTATTATCAAAATATTCAATTATTTGATTTCCATAAGAATTGTTTTCTATAATTAATAAACCATGAAATCTATAAGAAACATATTCAATAACTTTGCAAAAATTAGTAACAGATAATTTTCCTTTGAATTCAGCAACTTGTTCTGCTGTTTCAAAATCAATTACATTTATTGCAGATTCATCTGTCCCAAATTCAGGAGCTGTATCAACACCTAATAAATAATAGGAATCTTTGTTTGGTTTTTCAAATTCCCAAAATTCAGATTTAAAAATTTTAACTTTTTTGATTGGTTCTTTTTTATCATCTTGTAATACGATACAAACTTTATCATCAAAAAATGATCCACCAGCGGGTAAGAATTTTAATTCTAATTCTTGTTCGATTTTCTTTGGATCATTATCAAATAATTTACATTGAGTATTATACCATTCTGGATCATTTGCTAATTCGGGAATCATTCTCCAATGAATTATAAATGGTTTAAATATACTATCATGATCATTAGATACAGCTTGAGTATATTTTTTATAATACCAAGCACCAGTTCCCATTGTTTTATTAGGAGTACTTAAAATAATTGTTCCATATGGAATATTTAAATTTCTTGCGTGTTTTTGAGATGTTGATAAAGCTGGAACCATTGAAGTCCAAGCATCATCTAAATTTTTAATAAATGCAGCTTCGTCAATTACTAAAAATGTAATTGGTTTACCTCTTAATGTTTTTTCAGGAGCTTGTGGATTTACCGTAGCAGCAAATGTTTTTGATCCATTTTTTAAAATAAAACTCTGTTCTGTATATTTATCAAATCCCGGATTCATCCAATCTGGTAATTTTTCAACCATTCCTCTAATAGCTCTAGAAAAATCCGTAGCTTCCTTTCCATCTTTTGAAATAATTCCAACAACAACATTATCAAAAAATGTAACTAACCATGAACATAACGCTTGAATAATAGTTGAAATTCCAACCTGTCGACTTTTTAAAACAATAAGATATTTTAACATTAATAATGTATCTATTAATTCTTTTTGTTTATTATATGGTTGTAAAAGAACATCTCCACCGGGTATTTCAATTAAAACGTAGTTTCTACAATAATAATCAAAAGATTCTTTACATTTTATAAATTCATTTACTTGTTGAAGTTTAGTCATTTAAAAACTCGTTTAAATTATAATGTTTTATTTGTCCTTATTAATATTAATTTAGCAAAACTCATCCAATTTCTTACATCTTCTCTTGAAAATGATAAATCTGATGATTTTAAAATATATTTACCACTTAAATCAATATATTCCAAAGTTCCTGTTTTAAGATTTACAGGTTCACCTATTTTCATTAAATTTAAAATAGGTAAATTTTTTTCTAAATTTACAAGTACACTTGATAATCCTATAATTGATCTAGCTATTTTAGAATTTGCAAAAACATCAGAAGTTTCATTTCCTGTTTTTGTTATTTTATATGTTTCTCTTTCATTTAAAATCGGATCAATAAATATTTCTTTATTTTTAATATTTGCTCCAAAATCAGAGCAAACTTTTTCTAAATCTTGTGTAATAATATGATACAATCTATCATTAGGTTTAACTATATGATTAATTTTTTTAGATAATGAAGCTAATTTTGTATTTCCTGAATATGTGTTAATTAATGAATCAAAAGAATAAAAATTTTCTCCGTCAATACATTTATTAATAATATCTTTATTTTCTTCATTATCTGTTGCTAATTGATAAATATTAAAAATTTGACTTTTTGTTATTCTTTTTGATAAATTATAAATGTTAAAAGTATTATCATATTGACAAAAACCAGAATTAGATGCTCCATTAAAAATACCAAAATTATTATCTAGATATCTTATAACTTTATTTAAAGGCATAGGTGGTATAATTATTTGTTCAATTTTATTATTATTAAGATTATCATTATCTATATTTAATTTGGCTTTTGTATTCTTTGAAATAATATCATCAATTATTTCTTTACATGTTTTATTTAAATAAATTGCATTTATTAATGTACTTGATGTTTTAAATGCATTTCTAGGAACAGTTATAAATGTTACTCTTTCTAAAAATTTATTATCTTCTTTAGCTTGAGTATTTCTTATGGACATTTTTGAATCTGAACGCAAATGAATTAATTCCATTTTTATTTCTTCTGTAATTTGAGTTTCACTACCTCTTCCCAAATATCTAATTGTTAAATTTATTGGTTCTTTACCAAAAATTCTTTCAAAAATAATATCAGTTTGATCCAAAATCATTTCTAAAGTAACAATTTGATATGAACTAGCTAAACTTGAAACTATTCTTAATGAAATTAAATCATTAGAATAATCTAGATTACCAATTTTAACCTGAATATCATATCCGGTATCAGGTATATTTCTTCTTTTTATTTCTGGCATTTACAACCTTTTTAATTCTTTGTTTTTGTATTTTGTTCTATGTTCTAAAACAAAAAAAAGGATTTACCTCATTATTAAAAGGTTAATCCTTTTTTAAAATATTTTTAAGCTGTAATTCTTTGAGATTCAATGAATTCCAACATTCTATTAGGAATAACCATAAATCTTTCAACAATATTTTCAAGAAGAATTTTTGCATTAAGATTACCTTCATTTGTTGTAAATTTTGTTAATGCTATAAATAAATCCCAACTTGAAATCATATTATTATTATTTTGTCGAATTTCATCTATTGAGCTCGAAATTTGATTTCTTCTTTTTTTACCCAACGAATCAATTATATCAAGAATTTGTAATAATGTTTCTTCATTTATCTGTTTTTCCATATTTACTTCAACTAATGATAAAAGATTACCAGACATTATTTGAATATAATTATTAATATTATCAAAAAATCTATTCACACTTCCTTTGATATGAATTTTATCTATTGTTCCAAAAGATTTTCTCATTGTTAAAGTATTTGAAATTTGATCACCTCTTAATATTGAAAATCCAAATGAAATTTTTACAAGATTGGTCCCATTATATGAGTTAAGAATAGTAATCATTGGGTGAACATCTCCATCCGTAGATGAAAAACTATTATTTCTTATTATCATCTCATTTAACATTATTGTTAATTTAGAATTAAGATTACATTTTTCAATAATTTCTGTATTTTCTTCATTTAATGATCCAATAACTTCTTTAATAATATTTTCATTTCCTTCAAAATGATATAAATGAGATACTATTCCTTGATATGTATATGATGTTTCTTCTGGTTTTGCTGTAAATAAAGCTAAAATTGGAATTTCTTCTTTTGAATTTTTTGTTTCAACTAATTCATAAAATAATTTTGAATATTTATCTTCATATTTAAATACATCATTCTCAAAAACAAGACCATTATTCATAAGTCTTTCAATATTCTCAGGATTCATTTATTCTCCTTTTACTTTATTTTTTTAGCTTTTGCTCTTAAATAAATATCTCTCCCATCGAATTCAAAATCTTTTTCAATTGATATTATTTTAAAGAAATTTTCAGCTTCAATAAAATATTTTAATCTATCTTCTGACCATAAACTTAAATGAGGATATGGTTGATCGGCAAGTAATTCATATGTTAATAGAAGATCTAAAGAATACCAAGAAGGATCATTAATATTTTCTTTTAATAACATTTTTGCTAATTTATGTGAATCTGGAACAATAATATCTATTTCACCATTTGAATTTAATATAGATGCTAGTAAATATAAGAAATATTGAATATTGGTTCTCGGTACATGTTCTAAAAATCTATAAACAGTTAATAAATCAAATTTTAAAATAGTTCTTTCTAAAAATTCAAAAACATCAGATTTAAGATAAATAATAACATCTTTATTTGACTTATCATTTAATAAATATTGTTCAATTTCTTCAATTTTATAATCACCATAATAAGATAAATCAACATTTATTATTTGATTAATATAATTATTTTTATTAGAAATAATAGGTCCTATTCTTCCTCCAGCTACGTTTAAAATAAGATATTTATTTAACATTAATTCTCCTTTCAAACGAAATCTATAACCAACCCTTTTATAAAATCATATAAGTAAATATCTAAATATTTACTTTTCTCTATATCATTTGAATCTATTAAATTTATCGAATTTTTATTTATTTTTATTTCACCATATTCATAAAAAAACATTCTATAATGTAAATCATCATATGGAATACAAAATAAAGAAATATCATTATTTTTATAAATAAATTCTTTGATATTTTCTATTCCTTTAAAAATTTCAGTTTTACTAATATAATTAATTTCTAATAATTTTCTATAAATTTCATTTAATTTTTCATATGTGTTTGCAATACCTTTTATTATCAATTCATTTTTATTAGTTAATGCAATAAATTTATTTTTATCAATTGATATAATCATTTTTGAAAAAACATTTCTTAATTCTAATGGTAAATAAAAATCTTTATTTTTTAATAATTTATTACTTAAAAACCCATCATATTGTTTTAATATAATATTATTATTTTTAAGTTCATTTCTTTTAATATATTCAGAAATCATATTATTTGTTGTTTCTCTTAAAATATTAGATATTATATTATTTTGACCCATTAATTTTCCAATTTGAATGTTTCTTTTTAATTTATCATCTTTATCTATTTTAGACAAATCATATCCAAATGATTTTAAAATATTATAATGACACATGGATATATCATATGAATATATATCAGTTAAGAAAAATTTTTGTGAGTTTATTTTCATAAGTGATTTAAAAAAGGGATATATCCTTTTAAAAGAATATATCCCTTTTCCATTTTTATTTAATTTTAATTTGAAAAAATCTTTAGAAGAATATTATCAATAACTAAATGATGATTAATATCAATTACATCATTATATTTTGTATCAAAATATTTAACTAAATCTAAATTAGTATTAACACTTTCTTGTGATTTTGAAAATGGCTTATAAAGAAGCATAATATTTTCTTTATTTACATCTTCTTCTAAAATAGATTCTATATTATTTGAAATATTTTCAAAATCTTTAGAAAAATCTACAATACTAATACTCTTTATATCTCTATTTTTAATCTTTGTATAAAAATACGGAATCATATATTCTTTTGTTTTTTCATTTTCAACAATTGTCTTTTTATACATTGAAAAATAATGAATTCCAGATCCTGTTACATAACATCTAATATTTTCAATTTCGGCATTAGATAAATTGGTGTTTATTTTAATTGCTCCATTTCGATAACACATTATATCCTCATATGGTAAATCTGGAATAATAATTTTATTTGTATTTTTCAAAAGAAATAGTTCTTTAAAATCTGGATTTGAAAGATTGACTGATTTTAAAATAACTGTATCTGATTCAATATCATTCATTTCAAGTCTTATTCGTCTAATATTTGTCGATTCTCTAATAATATATTTTTCAATCCAATCATAAAGATTTATAATAGGGATTGAAACCATATGTGCAAATACTTCCGCCGTATCTGAAGAAAAATTATTTATTATTTCTATATCTGAACCTTCACTTTGAACATTATCAGTATCAATATTTTCCGTTAAATCTATTTCAGTTTCTTCCGTTCTTACTTCAACTTCTTCGACATTTGAATCTTCATTTTGAACATTGTTAATTTCTTCTCTATATTCGTTAATTTCTTTTACTAGATTCATTTTGCATCCTCCAATTTTTTTATAGTTATTCTTTTCTTTCCTTCATTTATATATTCTACTCTATAAATTTCATTATTAATTTTAATCATTTGTTTTAATTTTAAAGATATTTTTTCTTTATTGTCTGATAATTTAATAGAAAATGTTTTATTTTTCTCATTAAAATAACAAATTTCATATTCTAAAAGATTGATAATATATATTTCTCCAATTTTCAACATTAAATTTCTCCTTAAATGATATTTAATTCATTAAAACCGTTTTCTATACCTTTCCAATTGATCGCAATTGCTTCATGTGTATGAATACTTTCATAATGAGTACATTTTACAATCCAATCTAAAATTCTTTTATCATTATCTAGATTATTAGAAATATAACGAACTGCATCTTCAACAAACATTGTATTTTCATATGCTACTTTTGCAAATTCTTGTTCATCAATTCTTCTTAAAATAGGAACAGGAGATGTTTTTATTGCGCATTCAACTAAATAAATAATATCTTCTAACCATAAAGTATCATCTAAAATATTTGGAAGAACTAAAACGTTTGCATAACTTCTTTGTGCATGAGGATATCCATGTTTATTTGAATTTTCAAGATGTTTACATAAAGAAGCGCTACAAGGACAATAACTTGCATAAGGAACTCTAACTCTTTGTAAAAATCTAAAAGAATCTTTAATAAGTCTTCCTTCAAAAGAACATTTATAAAATTGTGGAAATTTAAGTTTTGAAATAGGAGATTCTTTTATCATAGGTAATTCAAAATCAAAACGTATATAACTATCATCTGAATCAGTTTCTACTGCATTTTTAAATTCTCTAAGAATATTAATTAATAATCTATGTTTTAATGGTAATTCTAAATAATTAATTAAAGTTCTCATTAACATACTCATAGAGATACCTTTTTTATCACTATCTAAATTTGTAGACATTGAAATAGTTGATAAAATTTTTTGATAGCCACCATTTTTAACTTCTAAAATAATATCCGTCTTTACATTTTCAACACCAACTTGTCTTATTGGAATTTTAAACTCAGGTTTTGTTGTGTGTTGGATATCTGGAAGTTCAGGAATATTTTCCATTCTAAATTTTCTCCTTGT